AGATACTATGGCTCAAAAGCAAAAGAATATAAATACACAACAAAAATGCCACCTCCAAATAAGCTAGATAGATTTGTAGTTAGAAAAGGTTTAGCACCTAGAGATTTAAAAGGTAGGTTTACTGGCAGGTCTTTAAAAACTGTAGGCTATCAAAAATCAATAACATTTTTAATTGCAAGATCAATATTTGCAAAAGGCATAAAACCTAGTTTGTTTTTTTCTGAGCCTTTCAGAAAATACTTCCAAGATTTTCCTAGACAAATTGCACAAGCGTACGGAGATGATTTTGAAACTTTTGTAGAATTAAAATTTAAAGGATAATGGCAATAGAAAAAATAAATATAAATAGTCCTGTTTACTTAAAAGTAGAAAACACAAACCTAGCAAGTTGCAAACTAACAATAGCAATATATAGTGGTGCTTTCAACGCAAGTCCAACAACTACTTACGAACTCATAAAAAATGAAGTAGGAAATAACAACTATGTGATATTTGAAATAGGAGAATTAATAAAAGATTATATCGCATATAGCTTTAGTGGTACTTTTGGTAGTAATGGTGTAAATGTATGGGTACAAACAACAGCAACACCATTTAATAGTTCAGGAACAGCACAAGATGCAATATCATCAATTATGTTAGCATTTGATGGAGTGGGATATTTTGAAGAAGGATTTGACATAACACAAACAACAAATAGTGCGACAACTCAAAACCTTACAAGACATAAAGGAAGTGTGAAAACATTGATTAGTAATTCTACAATATTCAGAGAAACACAAGAAGTAATATATATACCTGTATTAGCAAACCTAAGTGTTAATTCTGGTAGTGATACATTATCAGGTGCAACAACAGTAAACTTTAAAAATGGTGGATCAACAGTATCAACTGTAACAGTACCAACAGGTGTATCAAATTCTAACAACGCAATAGCATACGCAACAAGTACAACTGCGACATTAACAAGTGTGGATATAGTAACAGGGGGATCAACAGAAACAATAACAATAGAAGAACAAGACTGCAATAAGTTTACTAATCTTCCATTAGTGTTTGTAAATAAATCAGGCGCATTACAAAAAGTAAATTTCTTTTTAAAATCAACAGAAAGTGTAAATGTACAAAGAGAAGAATTTAAAACAAACACATTAACAACAGGTGCAACCTATTCGATAAATGCACATCAATATAAAAACAGAAATATAAATAGTAGAGAAACTATTGTATTAAATACAGGATATGTAAATGATAGTTATAATCAAGTAATAGAAGAAATACTATTTACTAAAAGATGTTGGTTGTTTAAAGACAATCAATACTTGCCAGTTATACCACAAGATAAAAGCGTACAGTTTAAAACATCTTTAAATGATAGGGTCGCAAACTACACTATGACTTTTAATTTTGCTTTTGATAAAATAAATACTATAAGATAATGAACGAGCTAGGTCTATTAATACCAGACATAAAGATAGACAACCCACAACCTGATCCAGATTTGTGGAATACAACAGCTATAAACTGGGAAAATGGTTTTAGATTATGGAATGAAATAAATTTAATTACAGATATTGATTATCAAAGACTAGATTTATTTGAAGATGAACAAGTATCATTAACACAAACTATACAAGACATAAGAGATATAGAAAAGGTGTTTACCGATTTTAGTAAGTCCTTTAGTTTACCTGCGAGTAGTAAAAATAATTTATTATTCAGGCATTATTATAGGACAGACATTGAAGAAAACTTAATTGCAGATTCTATATTTAATGCAAACACAAAACTAAGGGCTATACTAGAGCTTAATTATAAAAACTTTAGAAATGGTTATATAGTTTTAAATGGTGTTAAATTAAAAAACAATCAACCAGAATCATACAACATAACATTCTTTGGAGAGACTGTAACATTAAAAGATAAAATAAAAGATAAAAAATTATCAGAACTAGACTTCTCTCAGTTTGACCATAGTTATAATGTAGCAACTGTAAAACAAGGTGTACAAAGTTTTGTAAATGTCTTAAATGGTCAATCAACTACTAAAGCTCATATTATATATCCTTTAATATCGCATACGAATAGATTTATATTTGATAGTACTGAAGGTGGTGTTTTGACATCACAGGATAGATCAAGTACAACAAGAAATCTATTTGCTAGTGGAAGTCAAACTACATCTGGATCAGGGGCAACAGAAAGATTAGGAAGCACAATGGGTTTTACTTTTAATGATTTAAAACCTGCACTAAGAGTTATAGATATTATTAATGTTATTGCACAAGACCCTACAATAGGTTTACAATTTAGTGATGACTTTTTTAAAGAAACAGGAATGTTTGCAGATCTGTATATGTGGCTACATAGAAACAAAGGGGAGATAGGAATTACACCTAGCAACGAATCGAATGTATCTAATATTATACTAAACCAAATACAAAGTTTTACAGCTACACAAGGTACGACACTAGAGTTCTTTTCTTTGTTACCTACAAGTAATTTTGCACCAACCTTTGATGGGGGTATATTTAGATTTGTAACACAAAGACTAGAAAGTCAAGTAGGTGTTATCGAGACTATGCAAATTAATTGGAAGATCACACCCCAAACCTCAAGTAAAAAGTTTACAGCAAAATTAAGAAGAGCAGGAACGGGAGAAATAATTGCAGCAGCGACATATTCACAAACTGGATTTATTAGATTACAACATTTGTTTGAGGGTGATGCAGGTTTTACACAACCATTAATGCAACATAATGTAGAGTTTGTAATTGAAACGACAGAAACAAGTTTAAATCTTACATACGAACTTACATTTACTAGAGTTGCTAGTGGACAATCAAACAATGCAGATAATTTTACTGCAACAGTACAAGCAGGTGTAGTAGAACCTGATAGTTTAGTAGAAACAATTTATGTACAAAACAATATCCCAAATATTGGCATACTTGAATTTTTAACAGGAGTGTTTAAAACATTTAATCTTACAGCGTTTATTGAAAGCGATATAGCTAGTGATGACTATGGTAAGGTGGTTGTAAAGACTTTAGATTCTTTTTATGCTAGTGGTACAAATCAAGAAATAACAGAGTTTATAGACACAACACAAAGTGAAAGTAATTTTAGTGTACCATTTAATGATATAGAGTTTAAGTTTGCAGACCCTAAAACATTCGGTGCATTTTATTTTGAGAAACTAAACAACAGACAATTAGGAAGTGTTAAGGCAAGTGGCATTGGTAATAGTGGTAGAGACCCAAGATTAAATCGTGGTAGAGATTATCGTATAACATTACCATTTGAAAAAATGTTTTTTGAAAGATTAAGAAATGTAAATGGTAGTGATTTTACAAAAATAGGTTATGGTTTCTTTGTAGATAGCGACCAAAATCCAACAATAAATAAACCTTTATTATTTTTCAATGAATCAACTGCAACGGCAGGAATACAAATGATAGATGGTAATGGAACAGGAACGCCTGATACGATAACAACATATAATAGACCAAGTAATATAAGATCAGGAACACAAAGTGTAGTTATAGCAGTAAATGCAAGTGAATCAACTGCTGTTACTTTTAAATATTTAAATCCAACTAATTTTGCAGATGTAACTGTGTCGGTAAGTCCAGATAGTTCTACAACAGTTAATCCTTTAGTTACTGGAAGTTTACAAAGAACATCGGCAGTTACAAATGAATCTAACATAACTACAACCTTTACAACATTAACATCAGGACAAACATTACATTTTAGTATTGAAGAAGATCCTTTTAATGATACACCAGAAACATCTACATTATTTGAAAACTTTTACAAGCAATACATAAGAGATGTATTTACATATAAGAGAAG